CTTAGATGAATTGGAGAAAATATTAAATGGCAAAGTACAAACCGAAACCCAAACCAAAGCCGAAACCAAAACCAAAACCAAGTAAAGGATATTAACAATGGCAAAAACTGGACTATACGCAAACATTCACAAAAAACGTGCTAGAATTAAAGCAGGTAGTGGTGAGAAAATGAGAAAGCCTGGAAGTAAAGGCGCACCTACTGCAGCAAATTTTAGACGAGCTGCGAAAACAGCTAAATCATAGTTGTGTTACCTTTATAGGTAGCAACTTGCTAACACAAAGTTGATAGTACATTAACTTGACCGTTCCGAGGAACGACAATCTTGCGAAGGAAAAAAACTTAGTGAAGGCTTTTTATAAACAAACAGTCATAAGGAGAAAATAACATGGCAAACGCAAGTCCTTCCGATATAGGAAGAATAAATAGTGCCGGCTCTGAAGACGCTCTGTTTCTGAAAGTTTTTGCAGGAGAGGTTTTAACTTCTTTTGAAAGAGCGAGTAAGACTGAAGGAAGAGATATGGTAAGAAGTATCGCTTCTGGAAAATCAGCAACTTTCCCAGTAATGGGTAGAGTTGGTGCAGAGTATCATACGCCTGGCGCTGAGATAACTGGTTCAGATATTAACCATAACGAAAAAGTAATCACTATAAACGATTTACTTATTTCTCATGTGTTTTTATCGAACATCGAAGAAGCTAAGAACCACTACTCAGTTAGAGCTGCATACTCAACTGAAATTGGTAGAGCATTAGCTTTTCAAAAAGATAAACATATCTTACAAACAATCGGACAAGCTGCACAAGCAAGTGCAAACGTAGCTGACACATCATACCCTGGTGGTACTGTGTTAACTAACACAAACATTGCAAGTGCAACTGCGGCAACTTCTGCTAATGGAATGATTGATTCATTATTTGACGCAGCTAAAACTTTAGACGAGAACTATGTTCCGGCTGAAGGAAGAGTAGCATTTCTAAAACCAGAAATGTACTACAAATTAGCTAACGCAACTAATGCTATCAACGTTGACTTTAGTGGTAGAGGTTCAATTGCAGAGGGAACAGTACAAAAGATTGCAGGAATTACTTTAATACCTGTACCTCATTTTGTAGCATCGAATGTTAACTCTGGTGTAGACCAAGGTTCAGCAACTCAGGGTGGTTCAAACCCTCAAGCTGTTGACTTATCAAACTATGAAGCTTTGGTATCTCACCCTAGTGCAATCGGAACTGTTAAGTTAATGGACTTGTCAACTGAGATGGAATACGACATCAGAAGACAAGGTACGCTAATGGTTGCTAAATACGCTATGGGACATGGTGTGCTTAGACCGGAAGCAGCAGTAGGAATTAAAGACGCTTAATCTTTAAGTATCTTTATACTTATAAGGAGTGGGGGAAGAGGGAGACTTAATCCCCCACTTTAATCACACAAAGGAAAATCAATGACAACACAGATAACACCGACAACAGAATTACAGGCGATAAACACTATGCTTAGTTTTATCGGTGAAGCCCCAGTCAGTGCCATCACTGGAAATATCGGAACAGACGTTGCTGTAGCTAAAAATATTTTAGATGAAACGTCTATGAGTGTTCAGTCACAAGGATGGTTTTTTAACAGAGAATTTGAAGTAACACAAAATAGGGACTCTAATAATAAAGTACCTTTAGACGCAAACTGTGTACAAGCAGAAGCTTCACAGCCTTATCAATATTTATATCAATATACAATTCGTAATGGGTTTTTATATGACCTAAAAAATCATACAGATGTTTTTAGTTCAGACCCTATGATTGACAAAGTTTTAGTTCAACAGTTTGAACATCTTCCAGAATATGCAAGACGTTATATCGTAGTTAAAGCAGCTAGAAGATTTGCAGCTCGTTACATTGGTGCAAATGAATTAGTTAAACTTGCAGGATTAGACGAAAACGAAGCTCATGTAGCTTTTGAACAAGCAGACTCAAGAGCAATGGACGCAAACATACTGAAAGATGAATACAATATGAATTATATAGTAAGACGTGGCAACAAACGTTCATCAAGGAGTTAGACAATGGCAGTAATATCTCAGTCAATACCTAACTTGATAAATGGAGTGAGCCAACAAAACCCAGTACAAAGAAATGTATCTCAAGCTGAGAACCAAGTTAACTTTCAATCAAATATTATTGACGGTTTATCAAAGAGAGCAGGCACACACTTTGTCGCTAACTTAATATCCAACCAAGCAATTCCTAACAATTGTGCTGTACATTGGATTAACAGAGACGCTGATAATCAATACGTTGCTTTGTTTTATAACCAAGGGGTTAAAGTATTTGATTTAGATGGTGTAGAAAAAACTGTTAGTTTTCCAAACGGTACAACTTATCTACAATCAACAAACCCTTTAGAAGATTTTAAATTTACAAACATTGCAGATTATTCTTTTGTTTCTAACAAACAAAAAACTATTGCAGAAAACACAAGTACAACAGCAGCAAAAGTACAAGAAGCATTGGTGTATGTTAAAAGTTCACAATACGGTAGACAGTATAGTGTAACATTAAATCATTCTACGTGGTCATATCCAATAGAAGTTAAATTTCAAATGCCTACAGGTAATGACGCTTCAACTGACGGTAAATTTAGAGATACTGAAAAGATTGCACATATATTATTATATGGAACAGCGTCATCACATTGGTCAAGTAGTGCAGACGGTATTGGATTTCAAACTGTAAGAGCCGACACTGGTGCAGTATTAAGTTCATCTCAAGGATTGGCAAACTATTCTGGAATTACAGGTACGTTTTCTAGTACACAATATGGTAACACTATTTATTTATCGTGTTCTAGTGGAACGTTTGGAATTGAAACTACAGACGGTTTTGGTAACCAAGCTATGTATGCAATAAAAGACGCTATACAAGATTTTACAGATTTACCTTATTACGCAAAACCAGGAATGATTATTCAAATTACTGGTGAAGAAGGTGATACACTTTCAGATTATTATGTAAACTTTGTAGCTAACGGTGTGTGGAAAGAAACTGTAGGACCAGGAGTCAAACTTGGTTTAGACAATAGTACAATGCCCCATGCGTTAGTTAATAATAACAATGGTACATTTACGTTTGCACAACAAACATACACTGACAGAGTTGCAGGTGATGAAACAACAAACCCTGCACCAAGTTTTGTAGGACAAACAGTAAACAATTTAACTTTCTTTCAAAATAGATTTGGAATTATTTCTGGACAAAATTTAATTATGTCAGAAAACGGTGAGTATTATAATTTCTATGCTACAACTGGTACAGATGTTTTAGATACAGACCCAATTGACATTGCAGCTAGTGGTACTACTGTAAACAAACTTTATAACTCTATAGATTTTAATGAACAACTTTTATTATTTTCAGCAGAGTCACAATATATATTAGAGTCATCTGGTGATAGTATTACACCAACAACAGCCGTACTTTCTAAAACAAGTACGTTTGCACACGACACTAAAGTAGAACCTAAAGCGGCAGGTAAATTTGTTTACTTTGCACAAAAGAGAAATGACAAAACTGCAATTACAGAATATTTTGCTGACGATGATACGTTAACAAATGACGGTTTAGATATTACAATTGGTGTTAATACTTTAATACCTAGCAACGCATATAAAATTGTATCTAACAACATTGAAGACACAATGGTTGTATTATGTCACGATACATTAGACACAACAAACACAGCACCTTACACAGCAAGTGCCAATGTTACAGGTACTAATGCTAGTAAAATGTTTGTTTATAAATATTTTTGGGATGCAGATAAAAAAGTACAATCTGCCTGGTCCACATTTACATTTAATAATACGCAAATTGTTTCAGCAGAAGCATATGACAGTTATTTGTATGTTGTTGCAAATGAAAAAACAAATTTAAAATTATTAAAAATAGATTTAAGAAATCCTAATTTTGGTAATTTAGCATTTCCTGTTAATGTTGATATGCAAACTACAACACTAACTGGAACATACGACAGCAACACTGACAAAACTACATTTACAATTCCGTATGAACACAATCAAACTTTAGTAGCTATTGACGCAACTAATGGTTCAGATTTAACAATTGATAGTCAAACTGGTACGACAGTAGTAGTACAAGGTAATCATACGTCATGTATTTTTGGAAGCACGTTTGAGTCGTTATATGAATTTTCTAAACCATATGTAAGAGAACAAGGCGCAACTGGACAAGTAGCTATTACTTCTGGTCGTTTTCAAGTTAGAACTATGAGAGTAGATTTTCAAGATAGTGGTTTCTTTACAGCAACAGTTTTACCAGATGGCAGAAGTTTATCGACTTATGAAATGTCTGGTAATGTAATTAACTCAGCAAACTCTGTTATTGGACAACCTAACATTGCTAGTGGAACATTTAATATTCCAATACAATGTAAAAATACAGATTTTGTTTGTAAGTTAGTATCTAGTTCACACTTACCTTGTCACTTTATATCGGCAGAAATAGAAGGATTTTATCATAGAAGAAATAGAAGGATGTAATATGCAAAAATGTGTAAGGAAAGCAGTTTTAAAAGACTGTTTAGACTTAGCACCTAAAATGCGTTTAGCAGATAGACGTGAAATAAGAGCGTCTGATAACGCAAGTCCTCTTCAAGCATTAGTTCTTCCCTTCACTTATGAAGGCGCAAAAAACTACACAATTTTAGGGACAGAAGAAGAAGGTGTTATTGGTATGTTTGGAACAACCCCATGTGATTTTAAAAAAGATTATGGAGTAGCATGGATGTTATCAAGTGACCAACTAAGAAATCATGTAAGACAATTCTTAAAAGAATGTCCTTACTGGGTAAACGAAATGGGTAAAGGTTATAAGTATCTTTATAATTTCGTAGATGAACGTAATTGGGAAACTTTAAAATGGTTACAGTTTTTAGGATTTGAACCTAAGAAAAAGCTACCCTACGGACATGAAAAATTAAATTTTATATTAGTAATGAAGGAGTTAAAATAATGTGTACAGCAGAAGCAGGCTTTGCGTTAAAAGTTGTAAGTGCAGTTGCAGACCATAACGCTAAAAAAGAACAAGCCTATAGAACTTCTGTTTCAAACTTTCATGCTAAAAACGCCGCGAGTGCAGCTTTGTTCGATGACTACGGACAAATAGACCAAAGTAAAATAAACGCAGCTAAAGAAAAGGCGGCAGAGAAATTTGCAATTAAAAGAGAAAAGATTGCACAAATGTCTGAACAGTTAGCACTTAATGTTGGTAACGCTACAGCAATATATAAAGATGTAGGCACAGACACAGATAAAGATTTCATGGATGTTAACATGGCGTTTACTAAAGATATGTTGTCATTTAACAGACAAGAAAACGAAGCTTATGCTTCTTACGCAAATACAATTAACAATCTTCCAGTTCCAGTACAACCTAGTGACATGGCATTAGCAATTAACATTGCAAGTGCAGGAACAGATTATGCAGGGGATGATTCAGCAATAATAAATCAATAAGGAAAATAGATGGCATATAAATCACAATACGTACCAGTAAGGTTTCAAGCAACTTCTACAGGTAGACCCAGAGAAGCTAAAGACTCTGAGTTAAATCAGATTTCTAATGCGCTAAAGAATTTTAATAAATCATTTTCTGTATTTACTGAAAATTATAAAACTGAACAACAAAACGAAGCACAAGATGTTTTTGATAATTTAAAAGCACAAGGTATTACTGACCCAGATGAAATCAAAAAGTTAATTGATAACAATGACCCTAGAGTAGCTAATTTAAAAGGACATTATGCCAAAGCAGTAATAGATTCTAATTTTGGTTTAGCACACGCTATTGAAGATTTTAATAGCATTGAAACAAAAGTAGCAAACATAACTGCAGGTGATGAAACTGGTGAAGCCATGGCTAATCTAAACGTAGATAGCTTATTTCAAACTGATGACGGCAATCCACTTAGAGTATTAGACACACAAACTAAATCTTATACTAGAGCATACACTGACTCTATGAACCAAATGAGATTAAAGTTAGATGAAAAAGTAGCTGTAGCAAAAGGTTTGTTAATGAACAAAAAAACAAACGATGCTGCGTTCTTAATGATAGGTAAAGCATGGGAACAAAACAAAGGTGACGGTTTAAAAGATTTAAGATTTGATAAAGTAGTTAACGAAAAGTTTGTAAATAAAAATGATTATGACAAAAATGTACTTAATTATTTAGAACAAAGAGCAACACTAATCGCTAACGGTATTGTAGGTGACCCATCAGAATTTAAACAAATTATAGATTATCTAAAAGGTAAAAGAGGAAAAGACGGTAAAATACCTTCTTTCTTAGAAACACCAGACCACCAAGAACAAGCAACTAAAATTATAACAGCTATTACTAGCGCAGTTAATTCTGGTACTAAAAAATTAAATATAGAAAAAATGTTCTTTGATGGTGAAGGACATAAAGAAGTTTGGAATGGTGAAAAGATTTCTTTAGCAGATAAGAAAGTAGCACAAGCTAGTATTTATGAAAAAATTGTTACTCTAGTAGATGAAGAAGCAAAGATATGGGAAAGCAATCCTGCTAACAGAGGACAGAAGTTTCCAAAAGAAGATAAAGTAAATGCGTACATAGCTTCTATTATGTCTAAAAATGCAATTGTATTTTATCCATGGAAAGAAGAATTAGAATTAGGTTTAGGAATTATTAATTCTACTAACGTGTTTCAAGTAGACCAAGTTCCACAATTTATAAAAGGTTACGAAAGATTTAAAATTTTAAAAAGACTAGGACAAGACAACAATCCTGTAGCTGACTATTTAACTGGTAAAGAAGAAATTTTCTACGAAGGTGTTTTGTCATTAGAAAAGAATGGTATGGAATTACAAGACGCTGTGGCAACTATGTGGAAAGTACAAAATATGCCAGGCATAGAAAAACGATTTGAAAACATAGATGATGAAATACAAAGTTCTATAGAAGAAGCATTTAAATTTTGGTTTAAAGATGACGCTGATACTACAGCACAAGTACAAGAAGCCATAAGAATTTCAAAAATATTAGTAGCTACTGGAACTAATGAAACATTAGCAAGAGACAAAGCAATCGACATGATTAAAAAATCATACATTGCTGTAGATGGTATTTTATGGAACAAAAGAAAAATGCCTGGACTTGATGGTGACGCAACGTTCCACGCTGAGTTAACTAAAAAATCTGTATTTCTTGCAACTGAAGTAGCAAACAAATCAAACAGTTTCTATGAACCAGAAGATTTAGTATTAGCACCTTGGTTTGGAAATATGTTTGTAGTTATGGACAGAAACACAATGGCACCGGTAAGTATAGACGGTAAAGCATACGCATTTAGTTATACAGAAATATTTAATAACAATTCTGAATTTAATAAGAAATTCTTAGATGAGTCTGAGTGGAATAAAATTCTTAAAGAAAGAAACGAAAAGTTATTAAAACTTTATACTGGTGATGATGTACCTACGTTTAATAATGTAGATGACCTCAAAGCTTATAACGAAATGAAAGACGGACTAAAAATAGTAAAGGACTAAAATGAGCAACATAGATTTTGATTTTATATTAAAACAAGAAGGCTTTGAAACAAAAGGCTACGTACCAGACGCAGAAAATTCTAAATCTGGTGTGACAATTGCTAGTGGTTTTGATTTAGGTGCTAGAAAATTATCTGATTTAAAAGGATTACCACAAGATATTATTGATTTACTTTCACCTTTTTTAGGTTTTCAAGGCGCAGAAGCTTCTGAAATTGCACCTAATTTAGAAGTTAGTGAAGACCAAGCAAAAATAATAAACGAATTTGCTAAAAGCGAAGCAATTACAAATCTTAAAACTAAATGGGAAAATGCTACTGGTACATCATTTGATGATTTAGGAACTGAACAAGCAACTGTATTAGCTTCTGTAGCTTTTCAATATGGGGATTTAGAAAGTAGAACACCTAACTTTTGGAAACAAACTACAAGTGGTGACTGGGTAGGTGCATATAAAAATTTATTAAAGTTTGGTGACAGATATACAAGCAGACGACTTGATGAAGCTGCATTGTTATGGAAATCTGATGCGCTAAAAAAAAGCATTGACGCAGGAACATCAACAGGAATCCTAAGTGATGAAGCGCAAAGTGCGATAAATAATGTATTAGAAAGTCAAGAAGCAAAAGATGTTGTTGATACAGCACAAAAAGTTGTAGAAGATACCGATGGTAATTTCTTTACAAACTTATTAGACGATTTAAGACAAATCAATGAAGATTACAAAGCTACTGGTCAAACAGAATTAGAAAAAATACAAGAAGATTACGCTGAAAAAGTAGAAGAAAAACAAATAAACGAAGCTGCATTTGAAAAAGGTAAAGATGAATTTGTATATGCTAACAAAGATAAAATTATTGAAGGCTTACAAAAACAAAATGAAGAATTAGAAAATACAGATTTTTTAGAAGGACATAAAAATCCATCATTCTTAGACCCAATGTTAGACGTTCCTACTATAAGTGAAAAGGAACAGTTTCAAATTGATAAAGTAAATGCAGAAGCTAAAGAAAAGTTTGCAAAAGAAACTTCATACTTAGATATTGGTAAAGCAGCAATTGACCAAGAGTGGATAACATCATGGATATTAAAATCATCTGGTAGAGAAGACTTAGACCCTAACTATGAGTTTGGTATTAATGATTTTGTATTAAGTAAAGAACAACAAGATGAATTAAAAAAAGATGTAAACCCAGATTATTGGGATGCTTTTGATGAAGCTAAATCTTTTGCAGAATTAAAACAAATAAAAGAAAAAATTTTAGACGTACAAGAAAAAGAAAAAATAATTATGTCTAAGGGTATTGCTACTGGATTGACAGCAAGATTTCTCGCAGCAGTCCTGGACCCAACAGCCATAGCGGCGGCGATTGCTACAGATGGTTTAATGGCACCGGCAATTGTAATGAACAAAGCTAATCGTATACAAAGAATTATACGAGGTGGTTTAGCGGCAGGTACAACTAACTTAGCTATTGAAGGTGCGTTGGTATCACAAAATCCTACACTAGGCACAAAAGAATTATTAATTGCAAGTGCGGCAGGATTTGTTTTAGGTGGAACTATAAGAGGAATTAAAAGTAGAAACATTGATGAAAATGAAGTTGCATTAAACAAAGCTGTAGATGATTACACAAAAGTAAAAGAAAAAGAAATACTTGATGAAGCAGAATTAAAGCCAACTACAAAAGGTAACAAAAAATATGATGTGGCTAACAAAACAGAACAAGACGATTACGACAAAGTAGCTGACGAATATAATAAAGACTTAGCTGACAGAACAACAATAAGAACAGACGGTAACACAGAAATCAGAATGCCTAATGGTGAAGATGAATACATCGTAACTAAAGACGGTAAAATTTATAAATGTGATTAAGGATATTAAATGGCAGAATGTAAAATAAAAGAAGAAAACCTAGAATACACTGGCAAAGACGAAAATGACGCTATGGCTGAGTTGTATACCAACTACATGGCAAGACAATTAAAAGACGTTGCTGAAAATGGTGACGTATTTATGGGTAATGGTTTTTGGAAATGGTTTAGATTTGACCGAGCAGGTGTAACAGATATGTCTAAAAATAAATTAGTAAGAGGTATATCTAACATATTATATGAGTCTATTGGTAAGACTGGCAAAAACTGGGTTAGGTCTAGAACAATGTCACAAGTTAAACAATACGAACTTAATAGACAACGTACATTATATTATAAGAACTGGGTATCTAGTTATGACGCTTGGTTAAAAGAAAATGGTTACAAAAGAATACATTTACATGGCATTACTAAAAGAGAAGAGTTTAACGAATTAGTAGCTAGAGCCATAAGAGGGGAAGCTATAGAGAGTCCTTCAGTAAACAAAATGGCTAATGCACAAAGAGAAAGATATTCTGAGTTGCTACAAAAAGCAAAAGACTCAGGTGTTAGAGGTGCAGACAAAGTAGAAGAAAACTTTAATTATTTAACTAGAATTTATTCTAACGCTAAACTTTCTAAACTAATTGATAAGTTTGGTTCAAAAAAAGTAGAAAGATTTTTAGCTAGTGCAATGCGTGGTGGTCTTAATGAAAAAGCAAATTTAAGATTAGCTAAATATTTAATGAGAGTTATTCAAAGACAAAAGAGTGAATACCAAATGAATATTGGTGGCATACTAAATGCAAAAGCAGAAGACTTAACTAGAATGCTACGTGAACAAACTGATTTAAGTTCAGATGAAATATTAGAAATTACTAACGCTGTGTTTCCTAGTAAAGGTGGCACATCAAATGTATTTAAAAGTAGAAGAGTTAAACTTGATGAAACATATTCTGATGGTGAAATGTCAATATCAGATTTTTTAGAAAATGACTCAGAAATATTATTCTTAAATTATGCAAATAATCTTACTGGACAAATAGCATTAGCTGAACGAGGTTTTAAATCTGGTTCAGATTGGACAGCTATGATGAGACAGATAGAAAAAGAATATGAAAATTTAGGTGTGGCTAAAGAAGACAAAGTAAGAATAAATGAAATGAAAGCTTTGCAAAGTGGTTATGACCATTTAGTTGGTAAACCGTTAGAAGACATATCTACTACATATTCTACATTTGGAAGAATAATGAGAAAGTATAATTTTGCTAGAATTATGAACCAAGTAGGTTTTGCTCAGTTAGCTGAGATAGGTGTATTGATTGCAAACGTGGGTTTACGTCAAACAATAAAACATTTACCAGAAATGAGAAAACTTGTTAAGCGATTAAAAAATGGTGAAATTGATGATGAGTTTATGAGAGAAGCTGAAGAAATCTTTGGTGGTTTTGGAAGTGAAAGACTTATTAATCAAGTAGCTA